CGGAGACTTAGCCAAAAACGCTTCAAGGTGGAGTGAGAACATGATTTCAGTTCCCCAACTTAAACCTTTTGAGAAGAAAGAGGCCACGGTTACAACTTACGGTGTTGGAGGAAATTTGGTCTCTCAGCACTATGATTTAATAATTATGGACGACGTTGTTAATAGAGATTTAGTTTCCTCCCCTGAACAAATCCAGAAAACTATTCTGTTTTATAAGGACGCTCTCGATTTACTTGAACCCACTGGAACTTTAATTATCATAGGCACGAGATGGAGTGATTCCGACTTATATGGTTGGATATTGGACAAGACTAACCCAGAGAGAGCCTTTGAGGATTTTGATTTATTCTTCCGTCAGGCATATAAAGGAAACCTTGAAACAGGAGCAGATTTAGAAATGCTCTATCCTCAGAAATTCACCCAAGAAATTATAGAAGGACTTAAAAGAAGTAAGGGGCCATTGGAATTTGCTGCACAGTATATGAATGACCCAATGCCCGCAGAGGAGGCAAAGTTCAAACCCCAGTGGTTTAAACAAGTCTTAGAAGATGAATTAAAATGGCGGGAGATGAGTTACTTCACAATGGTAGACCCAGCCATAGGTCAATTAAAGGATTCAGATAGAACCGCCATTGTTACTATTGGAGTAGACCAATTTAATAACTGGTTTATCGTAAATGTAATCTGGGAGAAATTACTTCCGAGCGATACAATAAATTATATCTTTGCTAACTGGGAGAGATTCCAACCCAGACAGATAGGAATAGAAATGGTTTCTTTTCAGAAATCCCTTCAATATGCCTTACACGATGAGATGAGACGTAGAAACATTTATCTACCTATTGTAGAATTAAAGGCAAGCAGGTCTAAGGAAGAGAGGATTGAAGGACTTATTCCAAGATACGCAAACGGGTCCATCTATCATCTAACACAATGCCCTTTTAGGGATGAACTCGAAGAGGAACTGATGAGGTTCCCACGAGGTAAACACGATGACGTGATAGACGCTCTGGCCTATGGGTTACAGATAGCCCATCAAGCGAGGACGCATAAACCCGTTTTCGACAGAGAGGGTGGGGATAGTGAAGACCGAGTTAATAAATTTTTATACTAATGTCATATAAACCAGAAACAGGAAAACCAAAAGGAATAGTTGCCGTATACGCTCCAACCGATGAGGAGGAACGACTTAGGAGGCACGTCTATGACCGAAAAACCCAGATGGGCGATGCTAGAACTAAATATGTCGATGATAATTATGACAAATGGCAAGGAGCATGGGAGGGAACTAGACCCGCAAGAAATAAAGGCGATTGGAAGAGCAACATTGTTATCCCCATAACTTCTTCAATAATTGAGGCTGAATTATCTGAAATCAATAATCAGGACTTAATGCCTTGGGTTGTTGCCAGGGGTTCTGAAGACGAATCTAAAGCCCACGTAATGAATGCAATCATGGGATATACATGGGATACGGCAAAATCAAATGTAGCGATGTTTGACATTATCAAGGATGCTTTAATCTTCGGAACAGGAATTGGACAAGAATATTACTGGAAAGAACCAAGAACTGTTAAAAACGAAGATGGTAAAGAAACTCAGATTCTGGAATACGACGACGAGTATCTCGAACCAGTAGGTTTAATGGATTTTTATGTAGACGAGAAGGCTAGGGGCTTTAGTGGTCCCAACGGTGCCAGAGATTGTCTTAGAAGATACATAATGGATTTGGACGACTGTAAGAACTTCTTTGACACCCCCAAATGGAACAAACTAGGTAACGTAGACAAGATAAAAGCGGGTGGAGATACGAATTATTATCAATACTACAAACCACCAGAAAAAGGAATCAAAGGCAATGAAGTAGAGGTCCTTTGGTATTGGAATAAACCCCAAGATTTATTAGTTATAGTAGCCAATGATGTGGTTATTTTCATGGGTCCTAACCCCTATAAACACAAACAACTTCCCTTTGTCAGAATCGTAGACGTTAAAAGACCTTACCAATTCTACGGTAAAGGTGAGGCTGAACTAATAGAAAGTATATCCGAAGAAAACAACACTCTTAGAAGAATGATTATAGACCGCAATCATTTGGATATGGATAAACCAGTTTTCGTCTCAGACACACTTACTTTAGAGGATGAAGACACAATTGCACGTCCTCACGGCATAGTTTCAGTCGGAGACGTAAATCAAATCAAGTTTGCCGAGTATTCAGACATCGCACTATCCATATTTAAGAGTTTGGAGATGTTGGAAGAGGACAAAGTCCGTGTTACGGGTATGGATGAGAGACAACAGTCAGTTGCAGGAGCTGGAACAGCCACAGAAGCCGCTATTTTGAAGGAAGCCACCCTAAAACGTATCAATTTGAAGATTTGGCAGATTAAAAATGACACTTTAGTCGATTTGGGTAAGATTAGAGCCGCAAATATCATGCAATTCTACCCAATCCCCAAATTAACTCAGATAATGGGTGAAAATGAGGTCGCAAAGGCCAAAGGGGCGGGTACTTTAATAGAACAAGACGGTCAAAACTTCAAAAAAGGTCCTAGAACCATCAGATTAAAGGACCAAGCTATGCAAATTAACGAACAAACTAAACAACCTGAGATTGTTAAGACCAAAGGAACGACATTCTTTGAGGCAAGACCTGAATTTTTCCTTCCCACGCACGGAGGATATGATATTACTTATAAAGCAACCAGCTCCACACCTATTTCTAAACCCCTAGAACAGCAAAAAGCTGATGAAATGTATGACAGGTTGATTATGAACCCGACAGTCGACCCTTGGAAGTTGGCAGAGTTTCTTATTGAGAGTAGAGATAAAGACCCAGACGATTTCAAGGCAGAACAACAGAGTCCTAAAAACCAGGGAGTATCCTTGCAGAAGATGATTGATTTGGCGGGCGTGGAGAACCAGGAGATGTTACAAGGTAATCCAATAGGCCCAACACCTTATTCTTCCCCAGCCCATACACAACTACATATAGACTTTATGAGGTCGCCTAAGTTTAAGGAAGGTGTTCCCCCAGAAGATAAAAAGACACTTCAATTATTCAGTAATCACATAATGGGTGAAGTAATGGCACAACAAGCAAGAGGAGCTGGAGGAGCAGAAGGAGCCTCCCCGAATGGAGGAACGGCAGTACCGCCAGGACCAGGAGGTTCCTCTGCTCCCCCAATGAGTATGGGTGATGTTGCCCCTGACAGAAACATGGGTGGAGGAGATACTAATACAGGTTTTAGTGGACCAGCCGCAATTACGGGAAAATGATTAAATTATCCCAACTGCACAAGGATGCCCTCAGAATGATGATAAGTAGGAAGGAATTTCCCGCTTTTAGAGACTATTTAAAGGTTCATATCAACAATATCGGACTACTTGAGTGGTCGAGAACTGATTCTTTAGACCCACTTCTATCTATTAAAAAGGCTAAATTTGAGGGTAAAATAGAAGCGTTTAGAGAACTTTTAACCTTATTTGAGATGGTTGGAAAGAATATAAAGGAAGACGATGAGCAATCTACATGATTTTTTATTCGGTGCTGGTCAGTGGGTTGATAAACCAACAAAAACAGGTTCCACCTATTACTGGAAAAAAACCGTCCCGAATGTTTTAGAAAGACTTATATCGAATGTTCAGGATAAACTTGGTATAAATTATGGCGGAACCAATCCGACACCCACTCCACGAACCCAATACAGTCCTCCTCCTACCACAACGCCCCAGCAACAATATGCACAGGTTCAACCAACTCCGCAACAACAATATAATGAACCGATTCAAGAACAGACTCCTGTTCAGACAGTTGCACCCACTCAGTTGTCTGCAATTCCCTCTGATTTGGATATTCTAAACAAGATGGTTTCAGTTTACGGGGGTCCAAAATCAAACTTGAGTCTTTATACGAATCAACTGTTAGAAGGAACTCAATATGATTTTTGGAAACAGAATCCTGAACTATTAGCCCTGATACCCCAACTGGAAACGGGAAGTGGTAAATATATTACTTATCCAAACAATGTGTTTAACTACGGGATTCGTGACCCAGTTATAAATAAACTCTTTGAACAGGTGGGAATGGAAGACGCAATCCGTCGTACCTTAAAGGAAATAGGTAGTACTGGAAAAACTTATGCGGATTTTAGGACAGGTAAACCCTTAACTGACGAACAACTTATGGAGTTTGCAAAGACCTATGAACCAAACAACGCCGATTATGGTCCTAATTTAATAAACGGGAGAAATCATATCAGACAGACTTTAGGATATGGTCAATGAGAGAGGGTGACTAATATGCCGATTAGAAAAGTAAAAGGTGGATATAAATGGGGAAGTAAGGGTAAAGTATATAAGAGTAGAAAAGGAGCTGAAAGACAAGCAAAAGCTGCTTATGCAAACGGATATCGAGGCAAATAATTGACAGTTTGAAATTGTTTGATAGACTTGAATTAGAGATTAACCATTCCCAATGGATAACTCACCCCTAGAACGGAGGTGAAAACCAAGGATACAATGGCAGAAGAAGAAATTAAAAAAGAAGCCCCTGTTATTACAACAGACACGGCAAACAAAGAGAAAGGTTTAGACAAATCAGTTGAGGAACTTACGGGTGGTAAGTATAAATCAGCTGAAGACTTAGCAAAGGCTTATAAGGAGGCAGAATCAACGATTGGTAAACAATCGGATGAGGTTAAGCAAGTGCGAGAGTTTATGTCTGTAGCCCAACCTGTGTTTGACGTTATAAAAGACGACCCAACGCTTTTTAAGGCTATTGATGAAAAACTCCGCAAGACAGAAACTCCGAAAGATGCCGATGCTAAAGATAAGACAACTAATCAGGAAGAAGTCGTGACCGCTACAAGAGACGTACTAAGAATGCGTTTTGAAGAGCAACACGGGTTCTCAAAGTTGTCTGCCGATGAGCAAAAGAAATTACGTTCCGCAATAGGAAATGAAATTTTCGAGCTCACGGGCAAAGACATAAACGGAATTGATTTGCGACGTTTAAGTCCAGTCCTGGAGAAAGCTTACATTTTGGCGAAAAATGGAATAACAGACAAATCAACGAAGGAAGCAATAGAATCAGCAGAAAAGACCGACGCTTCGATATCTAGCATACCATCTTCGGGTGGTAAGGCGGAAGGGGTTTTAACCCCAGAAGAAGCAAAAGTCGCTGAGCGACTAGGCATTACTAGAGAGCAATACCTCTCTAATAAGAAAAAATAACCCTTCAAAAACGTTAGGCTAATAGCTAAAGGAGACTAAAAATATGGCACAGACATCAAAGTATGGATTCGGCTTCAAAAAAAGCTTGACTCCAGGACTGTCTACACCAGCAACTCAAGAAGTTATTTTAGCCAATAGTGCAGGCCCATTAACAATTGGCGACGCAGTTCTTTTATCAGGCGGATACCTGGTTGGAGCACCCGTAGACGTAGCAATCTTTGGAATTCTAGTAGGACTAGTAACCAAGGATGGCGAAAACATTTTCAAGACGAAATCCACAATCGGTGGAACAATCTCTGGAGATGACACGTTTACAGCAGCTTCTAGTAACAGTACCGTAGCCCAAGTAAAAGGTGTCGTAATTGTGGATGACAAAGCCTTGTTCCTAGCCTTTTCTGATACAGCATTAGTTGCAGCAGACAAAGGACTTTTCTTTAACGGTGCAGTAGCCGACGGTACATACGTCGACTCCCTAGCCGATTCAGGAAGTGGAGCATGGTCAGTCGCTACACAACAGTTCCAATGTATTGAGAGGGTTACTACTTTGTCAGACGGTTCAGCGTCAACAACGGCAGGACTTTTCAAGATTGTTAGAACTCAATTAGTTAATGACGTCACACAAAGTACTAGTTAAGGAATAATTATATGGCATTAAGAGCCAATTTTGGCGATTTATTAGAACCAGGTCTTAGGCAGATTTTCGATGACAAATACACCGAAATGCCCGAGGTCTTTAGTTCTATTTTCCATGTAGATTCCTCGACGCATGACGTTGAAAGAGACTCAGCTATCACTGGATTCTCCTTATTGGAGGAAACAACTGAAGGCGGAGCAATTCAATATGAGGACCCAGTACAGATGTATGACGTTTCTTATGTTCATAAGAAATACACTAAAGGTTTTAAAGTATCTGAGGAATTGATGGAAGACGATAGATATTCTGTCATCAAAAAGAAACCAGCAGCTCTAGCCAGAGCCTGTAGAAGAACAGCAGAAAATATTGCTGCTACAGTGTTCAATAACGCTTTCTCATCTGGGACAGGTGGAGACGCCAAGTATTTGGCATCAGTTTCACATCCTAGAGCAGATGGAGGTACCGCCCAAAGCAATGCTTCGGGTTCTGGTATTACTCTAACAGAGGCGAATTTGAATACTGCACTTCTCGCTATGCGTGGACAGTTGGACGACAAAGGTATGAAGATTGGCATGAAAGCCGATACCATAATCGTTCCTCCCGCATTAGAGAAGACAGCTAATATAATTCTCAATTCAACACAACGTTCTGGAACAGCCGATAACGACGCCAACTATTTCAAAGGATTACTTAAAGTAATCTCTTGGGATTGGCTTTCAAGCTCAACAGCTTGGTTCTTATTGGACAGTTCTCAGCACGAATTGAATTGGTTCTGGAGAATTAAACCAGAGTTCAAACAGGATAACTCATTCGACACGGGTATGGCCTTGTTTAAAGCAAGGATGCGTAACTCGGTTGGATGGAGCGACTGGCGTGGAGTTTGGGGTTCAAAAGGTGATGGAACTAGCTACACTAGCTAAAATCTATCTAGCGAGCGAATGGGGTTCGGTGGAAACCTTATAAAAGAAGCACAATCTAATTAACCCAAGCCAAAACGTATTTAAAGTAGGAGCAAGTTAAAAGGACGCACCACCCCCGAAGAGGGGTATATTTGCAAGTTTATTAAGTAGTATTTACAATTAGAATAGAATTAAATGGGATTAACAAATTTTTCTGGCCAAGTAGGAGGATTAACTCACAAGATTAGGACTAGACAGGTCGAACCAACCGACCCTACTCCTATTGCTGGAGATTGGTATTACGACACTTCCGCTGGAAAAATGTATATTTACGATGGTACGGGATGGTGGGGTGCAACGCCAGGAACATCCACGTCCACGTCAACATCGTCAACATCTACCTCTACATCTATTTCTACATCTAGTACGTCTATTTCGACCACCAGTTCGTCCTCGACATCTAGTACTAGTAGTTCTACTTCAAGTACATCGTCAAGCACATCT